TTTAAGTCTTGATAGTCTTCTAGTATTAATTTCATAAGTATAATGTAAGCTATTTATTGAGTTTATGCAAACTTTTTCTTTAGTTATTTGCAATTATATTTTGGCAAGTAATTTTAAAGAAATTTGCTTTTCGCTATCGTTGTGGGCAATTTCTTCAAGAATCTGTATTCTTGTAGAATTTATTTCACATGCAAAGGTTGCAATTCCATTTTCAAAATCTTCGTTCAAAGGGTCGTTTTTAAAGTTTTCTAATTCTTTAATTTGCTTTTCTAATCTAATATTTAATGTTTCTATTGTATCTGTCATATATATAAAGTAAGGGTATTTTAAAGTAATTGCAAACTTTATTTTGTTTATTTCTAATTATTTTACAAGATCTAGGATTTTTTGGCAAGCTTCGACACAACCTGATTCCCAAAACAATTCAGGATCTTGTATTTCAGAGATAACTTTTTCAGATGACAACTCAGAAGGAAAAGAGACAACTTCTCCAAGTCCAAGTTTTCCACCAAAAGCTTTTGCTAAGTTATCGCAAGCACGGTCATTGCAACCTTCGTCAGCGTCAGCAAGTATTGAAAAGAGAGAGTTTATTTTGTTTTGTGATAATTTCATTTTTATTTAATTGTTAAAGTGTTTTAATTAATCTTATACATACAATGTACCATAGGAATCAAGAAAACACAAGTTATTTCTCACTTACCTTTCGGTTATTTTATTGCACAAATTTACTGCCGGAGAATAGTTTCATGCACAAATTTACTACCGGCGGGTAGTTAATTGAATTTTCATAAGTCGTTGAGTACCAGCAAGTTGCGGGGGGTGGTGTTTTTCATTCTCATTTTTAATAATTTACATTTTCAAATAATAGCAAGTACAAAAAAATCCGAAGTGAACAAAACCAAAAACCAAATATAAAAAACCAAAATTGACCAAAAACACTAACAAAACGAAATAATAGCAACCCAAAAAAAATCGGCGGGGTATATTTTCGTAAAAGGTAAAATGTAAAAAGGGTGTGTGTCTCTAGCGCCGAAAGTTAAAATATAACTATAAAAAGTATAACATTTTGTGTAATATATATTATATGGACAAAAATAATGAACTTGATTTTAGTGATGCTATTCGCGCCCAACTTAAAGAGGCCGAAGGCACAGAAGAAGAAATAACGCAAGAAGCTTGGGCTGCAGAAGAAAAAAAAGGCAAAAAGCTTAATAAACCATTTCGTACATCTGGCGGGCCAAAAAAGTTTTCCGTATATGTAAAGAATGAAAAGGGTAATGTTGTGAAAGTTAATTTTGGCGACCCTAACATGGAAATAAAGCGCGATAATCCTGCTCGTCGTAAAAGTTTTCGCGCCCGTCATGGATGTGACAATCCCGGACCAAAGACTAAAGCAAAATACTGGAGCTGCAAAATGTGGAGCAAGAAGAGCGTAACTAAAGTAACAAAAGGCGAAGAGCGAGCAGAAGAAGAATTTTTAGAAGAACTTGATGAGTCTGATGCTAAAAAAGGTTTATGGGAAAATATTCGCGACAAGAAAAAGCGCGAAGGTAAAGATTATAGGCCCGCCAAACCCGGCGATAAAGACCGCCCCAAAAAAGACGCTTACGAAAAAGCCCAAAAGCCAAAAAAAGATAAATCCAAAGCTGAAGACGACAAAAAGTCAAAGGACAAAGGTTTAACTAAAGAGCAGAAAAAATTACCTGATGCTATTAAAAAAAGCATATTAGAAAAAAAACAAAAATCTAAAGCAGACGAAAAAGCCGGATACCCGCCTAAGTGCAATGAGGGTTATGTCGAAAAAGACGGAAAATGTGTTCCAATTTCTGATTCAGGCTATAAAAAGAAGAAAAAATAAAGTTGTTATTTTATTGATGTGTACCATAAGGTATGGACATCAGCAAATTAAGTAAACTAAAGCAATCAGCGCCAGAAATACCGACAAACACCTGTCCGTACATAGATTTTATTCAAGACATAATAAAAGAAGTAATCGACGAATGCGACTCTTCGTTTATTGAGCAAAAGCTTGAGCTGGCCATTTCTACTTTGGAGTATGTGAGAGAATCAAATGACGCACTGCGTAAAAGTTCTAATTATTGGTACAATAAAATCAAATAGTTAAAAGGTCTTCATGATTTCATTGAAATCTCCCGTGTCATTAAAAATTGATTCCACCTGAGCTTGGGTCAGTATGGCTGACAGATCAATAATTGCTTTCGCTAGTATTTTATCGAAATAGCATTGTGTTATCTGTGATTTTTGCACCTTGACGTGAGTTCCTTGGGCTAAGGTATAGTAGCATCCGTCACCTAAGACGGGGGTCGATATGCTTGTAACTTCTTGTCCAGTTGACATATTTGTCACCACAGTTGTCGCCAGGATTCCCCCTATCCAGCCGGTTGCGTCCGTATGGCCGAACGCAGTGTTGTAAAGACTTTGCGTGACCTTTATTAGTTCTTTTTCAGGGGCGGGAGGAATTTTGGATATAAGCTCGCTGCTAAGATCTAACAACGTAACCTTTTGACTAGTATCGTATATTCCATCGCCAGTTTTTTCTTTCGAGATCACAAACAAGTCATCGTCTTTTAGCCCAGAAGCGCTTTTGAGCTCGCTTATTTTTGTTCCTGATGCCGCTGCACTACCATCAATGCAGCCAATTGACTCTGTTACGCCTATTGCAATTATGTCGGCGTATACTGGCTTAGTCCATGATCCGACATTTTGACTTTGAGCTCTTATAGTGACCGATGCGGCGTCCCAAGACGCCACCTGAATCCATTGCTGAGATGATCCGTCATCACTCGGATATCTGGTGGACGCAACAACCTTAAATGGTTTTGCCGCAAAAGCTATCGGGAAATTAACCACCTGCGATGATTCTGTGGTAAATGCTGGACTATTCATCCACTGCATCGTTAATCCATTGCGAAACATCTGATACCCTGAGTCGTCTGGAAAAAATTTACATAAATCGCCCGAGCCGGCAATAAAAGGACTTCTTTGTACGTAGCCAACAACTTTAAAATTCCTTATTTCACCGTTAGCGGTCTGGCGATACCAATAATATTCGAAGGATCCATCTTCTGAACATGGGATTAAAGCTTGCTCGCTAGCTACCGATCTTTGGCCGCTTGTACCTCCATGAGTTATGATGTCAACTTCTATCGTGGATGTGGCAGAGGTTCTTACTTTTAAAGACTGGTTGGTGTCGCCTCCTGTGTCTTTATCAAATGTTTCAGCTTTTACCACCAGAGTTCTTGCGTTAGAATTTATCCACGCTGGCTGCGCTTCTATTTTCGTCCAATCACCATCGACTGGGGTTATATCATAAGGCTCAATGAATTTTACTTCTGTTCCGGCGGCCTCTGGTGCTGGGTCTGGTGCTGGGTCTGGTGCTGGGTCTACTAGCGCAGCAACGGCTACTACTTTAATATAAGCTGGCAATAGAGTCTGCCTCCAATTATGGTTCGTCGGGTTTTGAGTAGAATCACCTTCCGATAAGATTAAAGTAGTATTATTGTCATCTGGTATTTTTATTATTGCCCCGTTACTACCATCGACGGACATGGGTTCTTGGTTTGTTGCGGAGGTATCATACCAGTAGACCGAGAAAACTAAATCAGTAGCACCTAAATTATGATTAAAATTAAGTTCGCGATCTTGCGGGAAACCTACAGTTGGTACCTCTATCCATTCACTACTCCAGCCCGCCATCTTATTTACCCTCCAATTCTCTTTGTAATACTTTGTATACCTTTTCGCTCTTGCCTTGCTTCATGCACTCAGACGGTGTTTCTCCATCTAAATTTTCATTTGATGCTTTGAGCCATTGCGTGGCCGCATAAAAAGGCATTTTCTTTGAAAGAAGCTCGAGAACATCGTATTTAGAAGTTTTTGACATATATAATATATTATACACTAAAGTCTGTGTAATATTTAGTAATATTCAATAACCCTTAATAAAAATATGCCAAGAAAAAAAGCGACAAAAGATATTGACAAAGAATTTGAGCTCACCCCATTTAAAACTAAAATAGTAATAAAAGGCAAAAACCTAAGCGACAAGCAAAAAGTTTTCCTTGATCTATCGATGGACGAGAATACCAAGATAATATTTGTTTCCGGCCCAGCTGGAGCAACTAAAACATACATGGCTGTATTTTCAGCGCTAAGACATTTGCAAAAAAATGATGAATTAGATTTGCTATATGTTCGTACTGCAATCGAGAGTGCGGACAAGGGGCTCGGGGCGCTACCAGGCTCGCTAGAAGAAAAGATTAACCCCTACATGGCTCCACTGGAGGACAAGCTCGAAGAGATGCTTCCAAAAGGTTCCGGCATAAAGAGTGAGCTTTTAAAATACGGAAGAATACAAGCCATGCCAATCAACTTCCTTAGGGGAGCGAGTTGGTTTAATAAAGTTGTGGTAGCAGATGAGTCTCAAAATTTCTCGTTCAGGGAGCTTGTTACGATGACAACTCGAATAGGAGAAAACACAAAGCTTTTTGTATGCGGCGATATGATGCAAAGCGACATTGGTAGCAGAAGCGGATTCTCAGATATGTTCAACTTATTCGACGATCCAGTGAGCAAGGAAAAAGGTATACATTGCTTTAAGTTTAATGAGAACGACATATTTAGAAGTGAAATATTAAAATATATAATCACTAAACTAAAAACATACAAAAAATAGTGTAATAAAAAACATGGATGGATTGTACATAATATGCTCTGCCTTAATTGGTGCTTCCGCTACAATTGCCAGTGTGATCATCTCCAAGAATCACAGGAAAAATAAAGCCAAGTTAATTAATCCAATATTAACTGAAACTCAAAACAACGAAAACATCTATACGGCTTTAGATTATGTCATGAAAGAGATGAAGGCTGACAGGGCTTATATTCTGCAATTCCATAATGGCGGATACTATATTTCAGGAAGAAGCCAGCAAAAGTTTAGTTGCACTCATGAGATGGTTGGGAGAGGCGTCAGCAGGGAGTGCGAGCTTTCAAAAAATCATATAGTTTCTAATTTTCACAGCTATATAAACGAATTAACTAATCAAGAAAAATTTGCCTATATTGACATGGAAGAGGTAACAGATCATTCATTTAAAATGTTAATGGAGAATAAAGGGATAAATAGCATTTATAATATACCAATTAAAACATTAAATGACACAGTGATAGGGATATTAGGGGTAGATTATATTAAAAATTGCGCATCAAAAAATAACATAGGTTTTTGCAGCATACAGCAGAAAGAAAATTTTAATGAAGAGACTGACGTGTTCATGAGACGTCAGGCCAGGATAATATCCGGTTATTTAATATAGATTTTTTACAAATGCTTACTTATAATGTAAGTGTTATGCAGACAATATTTTGTACAGAATGTGGAGCAAAGAATGAGTATTCAGGTTTAAAGCCTAAATTTTGCTCTTCTTGCGGAACACCAATGGGTGCGGCTCCAAAAAAAACTATAAAGCAAGAGAAGAAGCCTGAGGCTAGGCGGCGACAACCTGGAAGCTTCAAGGAACAGATGGAGGCAAGAAAAAATTCTAGAGACTCCGCGTCAGAAGATGAAACTGACATTGAATTTGTTCCAGAGATATCATCATTGAGTTACGAGATAATACAAGAAGGTAACGCTATCTATAAATTCAAAGACATTATCGATGCCGCAAAAAAAGAAGACCAATAAAAAGAAAGAAAGAGAAAAGGACGCAGAAGACCCCAAAGAAGAAAAAGGGTTAAACTCTCCATATGAAGACTTTTATGAGATAATAGATAGGGAGTTGCTTAAAAGGAAAAGGAATTGGTTTTTAAGTTCGGTTGCATGGATTGACTTTGACGACGTATCACAAATAATTAGAGCTCATATTTACAAAAAATGGTCTCACTGGGATCAAAGCCGCCCAATTAAGCCTTGGTTGAATAAAATTATAGCCAATCAAATGAAAAACATTTTGCGCAATCATTATAGTAATTACGCACGTCCATGCCTTAACTGTCCCTTTAATAATGACGCTCAAATGAATCTATGCAGTTTCACTAAATCGGGCAACCAGGATCAGACATGCCCCTTGTATAAAAAATGGGAGAAAACAAAAAAACATGCTTACAATGTAAAGATAACGCTATCTCTTGATAGCCACCTTCATGAAGTCGATGGGAACTCAGACAATCATCTCGACATAGATATCCAGGGAGCTTCACTAAAATTAATAAAAGAACTAAAACATGTGCTTAACGATAGACAATTCAAAGCTTTTGACTTACTGTATATAAAAAACCTATCAGACGAAGAAGTGGCAAAACAAATGGGTTTTAAGAGCACCGAGTCAGGAAGAAAAGCTGGATATAAACAAATTAAAAATTTAAGAAAAATATTAAAAGAAAAAGCCACCAGAATATTACAAAAGAAAGGAGTAGCGTTTTTAGGAGATGAAAATCAAATTATCTGAAGAGCAAAAACAATTTATCAGGGACAACTTTAAAGAAACACCTAATTTACTAGATTTAACAAAAGCAGCCTTCAAGAACGACGACCTGGATGGCAGGAGTAAGGAAGGAAGAGCGGTCAAAAAATTCCTTGCTGAACAGAGTATGGATTACAAGACCACCAAGTGGGACAAAGTTGAAGACATTGTGTTAACTGAGCACCAAATAGAGTTCGTGAAGCAGCAAGCCAAGAACGGCCTTAGCGCTTTTCAAATCTCAGAGATGATTTGGCCAGAAATGTCTGTAAAAAGATTCTCTAAACAGCATGTCGCAGTCTTAGATTTCCTAAGAGAGTATGAGCCTGCCTACGTACACGATAGTGAGAGTGCGGTTAATAGAGCTTATTCCCCGCCCAAGCTTCTATCCACAGGTTTAAGCAAGATAAATGAATTTTGTTTTGCAGGCCTAAAGGAAGACAAGCTTACACATGACGACACAAACTGTATAGAATGCTTAATTAAAAGTCTTTCGGCGCCTAGATTCATACAAGTCATCAGCAACTACAGCAACATGAAGGATAGAGAATTATTTGAGGCTGAGTTTATAAGGGCTACATGGGATAAGCCAGATTTAACAAGTGATGAAATAAATTTATATATTAATGTTTGTGTTGATTATATTAATTTAAAAAATATATCATCTCATATTGAAAAGCTTAATACTATGTTTAATGAAGTTGAAGACCAGCAGGACATGACTGTTAGGTTGGCTGAAGTATTAAAGTCTAAAACAGATGAATATGATAAATGTGAAAAAAGAATGGAGTCATTAATTAAAAAATTAAATGGTGACCGCTCAGAAAGATTAAAGAATAGAAGTAAAGAAAATGCAACTATAATTTCACTAGTAAAAAACTTCCAAATAGAAGAAGAAAGAAAAAGAATGATAGAATTAGCAGAAATGCAGAAAAAATTAGTTGACGAAGAGGTGACTCGACTTGATAATATGGATAGCTGGAAAGCAAGGATACTAGGAATCTCAAAACACGATGCAACATGAAAAAAATTGAACTATTAATTGGCGACTATGAATACTCAAAGATTCAGGAGATCTTCGAAAAGGAGCCCGACTTTAAACCTATAGGGGAAACAGACCAAATCATCATTAAGGCGCTGTCCTCTATTATTAGCCCAAATAATTTGGCAGAAGAGGATGTCGGGGGAAGCGAGACCTTTACTACTACCGTAAGGAAAATTATCGAACCGGAAAACAAGTCTCTAGAGGAAGGAAACATAGAATTTAAAGTTTAATTTAGAAAACAACTAAACCTCTATATATAATATAAGAAATGCTATAGATTAAATACTAATCTAAATAAACAATAACAATTAAAATAAATTACAAAATAAATGAGTGATAAAATTATAAAAGATAAAATGATTGAAACCCTGGGTAATTCTATCCTCAATCAGTTAAACCTGACTGGGGTCATTGAGGCCGCTAAAAGCTACTCCCTACAATTAGCTAACAAGCAATTGGAAGAAATGTCCGATGAGGACAAAGGGAAGTTAATTGAACACATCGAGAAAGCTGATGCGGAAATGGCAGCTAATCAAGCGGTTGATCAAACAGCTGAAACCGAAGTTGTGGCTGGCTAATAACTTTTTGTTTAAAAGCATGGAATAAGTCATTGCATTATTTGTGGTGGCTTATTTTTGTTTATAAATGAGTGAAGAATGTAGAGTATGCGGTAAAACTTTCAAGAATGAAAGAGGCTTACACTTGCACATTCCCAAAGCGCATAAAATTCCTCTTGCTGAATATTATGTTAATATTTATCAGCGTCGGGATAAATTAACTAATGAATTATTAGAATTTAATAATAAAGAAGATTATTTTAATATTGACTTTGCTTCGCAGGATAACCTCCGTAAGTGGGCTTTAAGCGCCGACAGGGAGGAAGTTAAGGATTATTTGTTAAAACGCTTGCAGCAGCGCATTACGAGCAAGGAATTGGCATACGCACCTTCTCACCTGGAACTTTATCTTCATGACTTGCCATCAATGGATATGTATAAATATTTTTTTGGATCTTATTCGCAAGCATGCAATAATATAAAAATTAAACCATTATTAGACAAGAATATAATGAAAGGTTTTTTTGATAAAAATAAAGAACTGGATGATGTCAAAATTTTAATAGACACTCGGGAGCAACAGCCCTTAAAGTTCAAGAAATCTATATCAATGAAGCTGGACTTCGGGGATTACGCAGTAGGAGCACCACATTACGATTACACATATGTTGATAGAAAAAGTGAGGCTGACTTCAAGGGAACAATGACTACCGGCTTCAAAAGGTTTACCCGCGAGCTTGAAAGGGCGCAAGAATTTGACGCATATATATTTATTGTCATAGAAAGCTCCATAGACGCAATTATTAAAAACAACATGTATGGACCTCGACAGTCAAACCTTAAATACATATGGCACAATATGAGACTACTTATGCATAAATTTGCTAAAAAGTGCCAATTCGTTTTCACTGGAGGAAGAGCTGAATCAGAACAAATGATACCTAAGCTTTTAGTTTATGGTAAAAAAAACTGGGAAACAGATTTACAATACTTTATAGATAAGCAATGACCTGGGAAGAAGGAAGAAAAAACGAAAGCCAAAAAGATAAAGTTAATCTTAACGAAAAGATGCTGCAGGTAAAAGGCTATCTAGATGAGCCTGACGCCAAATTATTGCTTCACGACTTTCTGAAAGAAAATTTAACCTTCACGACAAACCTTATAGGTGGAGTAGATCTTTTTCCCTTTCAGCACCTTGCAATTAAGTCCATGCTTGAGACTGACTATTTTCTAGGCATATGGTCTCGTGGTATGTCCAAGTCTTTCAGTACTGCTATATATGCCTTTCTTGATGCTATATTTAACCAAGGAGTTCAAATAGGTATTTTAGCTGCAACATTCAGGCAATCAAAGATGATCTTTGAGAAAATAGAAGATATCGCCAGGAAACCAGAGGCAGCATTTCTTGCCCAATGTATCACAAAAAAATCTAAGAAAAATGACCAATGGACTCTAGAGATCGGAGAATCAAAAATTATTGCTTTACCACTGGGCGATGGCTCGAAGCTTCGTGGTTTTAGGTTTCATAGAATTATTATCGACGAGTTTCTTTTAATGCCCGAGCATATCTATAATGAAGTTATATTGCCATTCTTAAGTGTCGTTCAAAATCCTACTGAGCGAGAAAAAGTTCGCAAGTTGGAAGATCAAATGATCGCAAAAGGAAAAATGAAGGAATCTGAGAGATATGTTTGGCCAAACAATAAATTGATAGCTTTATCTTCTGCTAGTTATAAATTTGAATATTTATACAAGGTGTATGAAACATTTGAAAATTTGATTCTTGATGGATCGCATCCGGGATCGATAGATACGGCTAAAAGGGTTATCATGCATTTTAGTTATGATGTTGCACCTCAAGCTCTGTACGATCAAAATTTGATCAACCAATCTAAGCAGACAATGAGTCAATCTCAGTTTGATCGAGAGTTTAACGCCATATTCACCGATGATAGTTCTGGATTCTTTAAAACCTCAACTATGGCTGAATGCACTGTGACAGATGGTCAGGCTCCATGTCTGGAAATAGCTGGAGACCGAGACTCTAAATATTTGCTAGCCTTCGACCCTAGTTGGGCAGAAAGTGAAAGTTCAGATGATTTTGCAATGCATGTAATCAAATTGAACGACAATACAAAGACCGGGACCTTAGTTCATAGCTATGCTGTTCCTGGCTTAAAAATGAATGATCATATTAATTATTTTCATTATTTATTAACTCATTTTAATATTGTTGCTATTGTTGGTGACTATGGTGGAGGTGTGCAATTTTTACAAGGAGCTAATGCTAGTGAGCAATTTAACAAGGCTAACATTAATATAAAAGAAATTGTAGCAGATCTGGATAATACTGAACATTATCAAGAAGCTTTGCGTGACGTAAAAATGCAATACAATTTAAAGGATAAAAAAATATGCATTCTAAGGAAAGCTACATCCGATTGGATAAGAAAGTCAAATGAACTTTTGCAAGCCAGCTTTGACCACAAAAGACTATGGTTCGGATCTAGACCTCTGGACGACAATTACCACAAACAATTAAAAAAGAATGTTCCTGTTGACGATTTAATATTTTTACCAAACCAGAAAGAGTTTCTAAAGAGTAGTGGTGGAGCTAAAATGATCGACTTCTTAGATCACCAGTATGACATGGTTAACTATACGAAAAATCAGTGCGCATTAATACAGGTAACTTCTACGCCGCAAGGTACTCAGACTTTTGGCTTACCCTCAAACCTAAGAAGGCAGACGGGCCCCAGTAAAACTCGAAAGGATTCGTATTCTGCTTTAGTCCTAGGCAACTGGATGGTGAAGACTTATTACGATATGATGAATGCCCAGCAAAACCCTGTTGAGTCTACATTTATTCCTATAATGGTTTAAAGCAAAGTTAAAGTCGACTTTTAACTTTAAATTGGACTTTGGACTCGTTTGGTGTACTATCTAGTATGCCAAGAAAATATAATAAGAAATCCGAATATTGGAATAAATTTGAATCCAGCGCAAAAAGCGATGACAGTAATGATTTAAACTCGTTATTGAATAAAGCTGAGTCCACAGAAGAAATTAAGCCAGCAACTGCGGGAGAGTCATATTATGCTCAAGCAAGCTACTCTAGAAATGTAGGCCAAGTAGAAGGCAGAGAAGGTACACAATTTAGATCAAATAGAGCTTCCAAGCCGCCAAAGAAAAACAAGTACGCAAACATACATGACAGCGGACTACCTTATTCTTACAAAGATTCTTATGTAACCCCAAGAGTATCTATAGAGCTTTGCCAGAAGGCATACGCCAATGTGCCCATCTTTAGAAACGCTATTGACGTTATGGCTGAATTCTCTAATTCTGATATTTATCTAGACGGAGGTTCCGAGAAAGCAAAAGTATTCATTGAAAAATGGATGCAGAAAATAAAAATTTGGAAATTAAAAGATCAATATTTCAGAGAGTATTATAGGTCAGGTAATGTTTTTATGTATAAGCTTGACGGCAAGTTTACTACTGAAGACTTAATTAAACTTAATCAGGTATACGGTTCAGAAGGAAAGAATATTGGATCAAAAAGAATACCTGTTGGGTATGTATTCCTTAACCCTTATGACTTCGTGGCAGATAGAGCATTGACTTTTAGTTCTAAGAATGGAATATACAAAAAAATTCTAAGCGAGTACGATATCGAGAAATTAAAGTTTCCTCAATCGGACTACGATAAGGAAATGTTTGAGGCGCTACCTGATAAAGCAAAAAAGAAAATTAGTGAAAATCAGTTCATGAGCGACGGTATTATGGTTGATTTAGATCCTAATAAATTAATTTTTTCATTTTATAAAAAACAAGATTATGAACCTTTTGCTATTCCTTTTGGTTTTCCTGTACTGGATGATATAAACTGGAAGATGGAGTTAAAGAAAATTGATCAAGCTATAACTCGTACTATTGAGAATGTTATACTACTTGTAACGATGGGTAATACTCCTGATAAAGGAGGAGTTAATCCAAACAATTTAAAAGCAATGCAAGCTTTGTTTCAGAATGAAAGTATCGGAAGAGCCTTGATTGCAGATTATACAACTAAAGCTGAATTTGTTATTCCAGACTTAAATAAAGTTCTTGGCCCGACTAAGTACCAAATCGTCAATGAGGATATCAAGGAAGGCTTGCAGAATATAATCGTAGGTAAAGAGAATTACTCAAGCACACAAGTTAAGGCGCAAATTTTTCTTGAAAGATTAAAGGAAGCTCGTAACGCATTTCTTAATGATGTTATGCAGCCACAAATCAAGCAGGTTTGCCAAGCAATGGGATTCAAGAATTTTCCTACAGCTAAATTTGTAGAAATAGATATTAAAGACGAAGTGCAATTACAAAGAGTTACTTCTAGACTTATCGAAATGGGCATTATAACTCCAGAACAAGGAATGACCGCTCTCAAGCAAGGCGTATACCCAGACCCTCAAGATCTTCGTGCGGCGCAGGAAAGATTTGTTGAAGACAGAGAAAAAGGGTTTTATACTCCACTGTCTGCATCTCAACCTATTCTTAGCGAGGAAGACCAAGAGATGAAAGAACAGCAGCACGAAATGAGTATCGAGCAGCAAAAGACTTCTCAGGAGCAAATAAAGAAGGCTCCTCAGCCCGTAGCTCAACCTGGCCAGCCACAACCAGGAAAGCCTGCCATAAAAAAAGACAATGGCCGTCCGGCAGGAACAACAACCAAACCAAGTGGGGTTTTCGCGTCCGACGAAGTTCACAGCAGAAAGAG